GAGGATCCGCTTCTATTGCTCAACTCAGCGATGCGTGCATTGCACTTGAGCGAGATCAGCAGAGTGGATCTAAATCAGGCTCTACGACTGTGCGAGTCCTTAAAAATCGATATTCAGGCGAGGTTGGTGTCGCCTGTCAACTAAGCTATGATCTTTCCACCTGTAAATTCAATGAAACTGAAGCAGAACCAGAGTTCGACCCATCGACCGACTTTTGATGAAATGTACGAGCACTTTGAATCGATTACCAGCGATTGGACTGAAGCAGAGGAGCTTATGCATGATCATATGATGGCTGAATATGCCGAAGAACTTGAAACTGGACTAAAGCGCCCAAATCCTCCCACGCCTGAGATGGTGAAGCGTGCACAATTTGTAGACAAAACTTATCAGTGGAAAAATGCTAATCTTCGATCTGGAGAGTAACGGTCTTCTTAATGATGTTACCTGCATTCACTGTCTTGTCATCTACGACTCAGAAACTGATGAGACCATTTGCTACAATGACCAAGGCTCTTGTGAGCCGATCTCTCGTGGTGTTCAACGGCTTGAGGATGCTGAAGTCATTGCCGGACACAACATTATCGGTTATGACTTACCTTGTATCCATAAAATTTATCCGTGGTTCACACCAACCGCCCTGGTTGTAGACACACTGTTACTGTCAAGGTTGTATCACAACAACATACTTGACATTGACAAGAAACATAACTGGGACAACATGCCACTCCAACTCTATGGACGCCACAGTCTTGAGGCATATGGTCACAGGCTGGGAGAGTACAAAGGTACTTTCGGCAAGGACACAGACTGGCAAGAGTGGTCACAAGAAATGCAGGACTACTGCATACAAGATGTAAACGTTACCAAAAAACTATGCGATCACTTCCACCCCTACCTCAGTGGGTCGCGTTAGAGCATGAGGTAGCTCAAATCCTCACCACACAGGAACTTCATGGATGGTACTTTGATGAACAGGCTGCATGGAAACTTGCATCTTCTCTCAGAAAAGAACTTGAAGATACTTATCAACTACTACGTAACCGGCATCCTTTCGTCTTCGGATCAAGCTTTACTCCTAAAGCAGATAACAAAAGATACGGATACGTCAAAAACTGTGAAGTAACTAAACTCAAAGAGTTAAACCCAACATCTCGCGATCACATATCATGGATCCTGCAAACATTTCATGGCTGGACTCCGACCCAGATGACACCTACTGGGAAGCCTATCATCGACGAAGTTGTACTGAAGGAAGCTGCCTCCAGTGGGATTACGATTGCAGAGGACTTTCTGAAGTGTCTCGATATTACGAAGAGCTTGGGGATGATCTCGGAAGGCACGAACGCATGGCTGAAGCTATGTACGACTGCTAAACGTATCCATCACCATTGCTCAGTTGCTACAAACACACACCGTTGTGCTCACAGAAACCCAAACTTAGGACAGGTAAAAAGTGACCCAGAATTTAGAAAACTTTTTCAAGCGTCCCCTGGTCAAATTATGGTGGGTGCCGATCTTAGCGGCATCGAGCTTCGGATGCTCGCACATTACCTCGCTAAATACGATGCGGGACGCTATGCAGAAATTCTCCTCAACGGAGACATCCATCAAGTCAATGCAGACAAAATTGGAATCTCCCGACGAGCTGTTAAAACAGTCACCTATGCCTTCCTCTACGGGGCAGGTGATGCCAAAATTGGACACTCCTTTGACTCTTCCTTAAATGATCGCACTGCGAAATCGAAAGGCAAAGAAATTAGAGAAGCGTTTATTTCTGCTATTGATGGACTTGCGGAACTTTTGGAGGCAATCGAAAAGGCGTCTGAGAAGGGCTTTATCAAGTCTATAGACGGACGCAAGATTGCGGTTAATAGTTCACACAAAGCTTTAAACTACCTGCTCCAGTCAGGAGCCGGTGTGATCGCTAAGCGTTGGATGGTTATTAACCAGGAAAACATACAAGAGCTGTGTTGTTCTCAGCTCGCTTTTATACATGACGAATTGCAATTTGAATGCCACCCTGACCACGCACAAGCCTTATCAGCATCCCTGGTACAAAGCGCTGCAGCGGCTGGCGAATACTACAACTTACGCCTCCCCATCGCAGCAGAAGCTAAGCAAGGGAGGGACTGGTCGGAGGTCCACTAATGAAACTGTTAGTTGACGCTGACTACATTGTCTACAAATCCTGTGCAGGAGCTGAGGATGAGATTGACTGGGGTGATGATGTCATCTTAGTCATTAGCAAATTTAGCGAAGCATTAAACAACGTTCAACGTGAGCTGTCCAAGATCAAAGGACAATTCATGTGGGACGTACCAGAAATGGTACTGTTCTTCAGTGACTCTAAGAATTTCAGGAAAAAAATTTACCCAGAATACAAGGGTCATCGAAATAGAAAAAAGCCGTGTGGTTACCGCCGTGTAATTTCTAAGCTGAGTGAACAGTATGAAGTGATCAGGCTTCCTGAGTTGGAAGCAGATGATGCCATGGGTATTTATGCCACGTACTATCCAGGTGACATAATTGTCAGCCCGGACAAGGACATGCGCCAGATTCCAGGCAAGCTGTACGACCTCAAAGAAGTGGTAGACATCACTCCTGAAGAGGGACGACGCTGGCATCTTATCCAGACACTTGCTGGTGACCAGACAGATGGTTACAGTGGCGTACCTGGCATTGGAGTCAAACGTGCAGCAGCTTTGTTCGATGAGCACGGCTACACATGGGACACCGTTGTCAAAGCCTTCACAGATAAAGGACTGACCGAGGATGATGCACTTATGAATGCACGCCTCGCTAAAATTCTGACATCCAATGAGTATGACCTTCAACTCAAATCAATCAATGCCTGGTATCCCACCGATGCCAGTGACAGACCTGACGATGGAGCAGAGCTTCAAGCTAAGACGGCTTGAAGATCTTCTACCTGAAGCTGACAAGACAGACATCATCACTATCTTTCTTGCCTTGCAGAAGCAAAACTTTTGCCTTGCTAACACCGTAACCAATCTAGTACAACAGTGGCCAAATCACCCTCCCATTACACACGAGGTTCCATAGAAGTTTGGGACTTTATTCGTGATCAACAACTAAACTATCATCTTGGCAATGCTGTTAAATATATTTGCCGAGCCGGTTTCAAAGGTTCTAAAACAGAGGACCTCAAAAAAGCTATCCACTATCTTGAAAATGAACTCGAATACATCCGCTCACTGTCGCCATCAATCTCTAGCGGATCAGGCGATATCCTTTCGTTCGGCGTATGGGATCGGGAACAGCTCGGAGAACCGGACTATGCAACTGGCTTTGATCGATGAAGAGTTCAAAGAATTCAGCCAAGCCTTTTACAACGAACCTTACGAAGCTGAACTGAAAGAGCTTGCAGATCTTGTGTACGTCTGCTTTCAGTATGCTGAAAATATGGAATGGGATCTAGAAGAAGCACTAGACCGTGTCCATAAATCAAACATGTCCAAACTTGGCTTAGACGGTAAGCCTATTCGTCGTGCTGACGGCAAGGTCTTGAAAGGACCTAACTACAAACCACCTATTTTGAACGATCTAGTAAACCCATGACCACCTCATATATTTCTCGAACCGGACGTGTCCAGTCTTGGCTGGATGATCCAACATCTCGCCTGCCAGTCAGCTGCACCGTCTTTGTAGTTGACGACTCAATGGAGGGTCCTAATGGAATTGAAGCGAGCTGGAGATTTGTATCACATGCTCTACGTTTCGGAGCAGGTTGCGCGGTCCACTTGTCGGAACTGCGACCCAGAGGTGAAGAAAATGGAAAAGGGTTGGTTGCATCTGGACCAGTCTCTTTCGCAAAAATCTACTCAACCCTAAATGAAATTCTTAGGCGCGGGGGTGTTTACAAGAACGGCGCTGTGGTGTGTCATCTCGACCTCCGGCACAGTGATGCTCTTGAGTTTATTACTACACCTAGATCCGAACTACCTTGGGTCAAACGATGCATCAACATCACCCCCGAATGGTGGGAGGGGTGTTCGTTTAAGGAAGAACTTCTACATGCAATCAAGT